CGACCTGCTGGTTGAACGATAATGTTTTTGTAAATATTCACTTGCAGAGAGATTTTGTCCGAAGTGGTTAAGGCCACGGGACATCCTTCGTAGAGGTCTACACAAGAAGCGGTATCTGTTGCACCAGTCGTTGTTAATGCTCCACTGGTTTTGATACGCCTTGTATAAACGGCTGTCAGATCGTTGTCCCAAATCGATGCCCATCCCTCGTCATACAAACCCGCAGCCTGGGCTGTGGTTGCGGCAGTAACCAAGATACGAGTATCCCCTGCTGCGGCTGCCGTATTGACTGTGCAAGCGCTCTGGAGTGTAGTGGCAGCACCGCCCAGGGTTGCTCCCTGAACAATATTTCCTGCTACGAGAGCGCCTGCCCCGTTGAGTGCATATCTGAACCTTCTGCCAAACTCATCGTCAAAGAAAGCCCCAAGTTCATGTTGTTTTGTAGCAGATGCTGTAAAAATATCCTGCCACGGTTTCGCATTCATTCCCAAATACAGTCCATGATTGATAGCCATAATCTTTTCCTCCTTTTAGAAATTGTCTACAGGGTTAATTAACCAACTATTTACTCACCTATGTCCCATTACTGGGAGGCCACCTCTACGACCATCTCATCTTCCACTCTGGTAGCTCCCATGTCCATATTGATCCAGGGCTGCCATGAAAAATTCTTTGTGGATTCCTCTGTCAGTCTGACTTCTGGTTCCCCAATTACTCCCATTCCAACCGCCCCTTCTGCATAGGCGTAGCAATACCAAGTCGTTGTGGAAGAGCCATTTTCAAGATACACCAGTTCAGTCTGGATGAACTTGAATCCCAAAAAGGTATCCAATTCACCCTTAACTAACGCACGGATTGTGTTGAAATCCGCACTGGTCACTTCTGTCGTGTTGAGTAAATCAATGATGGATTCGGCAGGACACACAAACCATCTTTTCTTTGGAGCCTCATACTCATCCAATAACTGCTTTGCGGCCAGCAGTTTACCGATGGTCATTCCCGTAGAACCGTGAGCAATCTTCTGCCCTGATGGAAGAGAAACAGAAGTTGTCCCAGTTTTACCAGCATACGCAGTCCCGCCAAGAGCAGCAAGGATGATTCTATCCTTCCTTCTGTTCATGGCGTTTTTTGCTACCTGCTGATACGGCCCCTTAGGGTCAACCAGCATTCGTTTAGCATCCGCCCTGTCCAGTAGAGTCGCCCAGACATAAGGCTGTGCAGATGAACGTCTGCGGGAATGATCGGGTTCAATGTTTGGTGTGTCAGCATGGCGGGTAGCAAGTTCGATTGCTTCTGTAGCACCAAGCCTCTCCCAGTAAAGATATTCGCCATCCTGTTTTACCGGCGGGATCGTTGTGCCTTCCAAACGGGAGTCCCCCTGCTGGCACAAGATACGCATAGTATTCTGATACTGGTTTACAAATATTTGATCAATTGTTTCAGGCATCGAACAATACCTCCTTAGAGTTTTTTTATTCCCTTTCGGAGAATTGTCCTTTGCCGGATTCCCCTGACCTTAGTGCGGTCTATTCAGGAAGTCTTTCCTTCCAGCCTTTCGGACTCTTGCGAGTTGCCCGACTACCATTTGATTTGAGAGATATTTATTCTATCCCTCACGAACCGGAAGAGTTCTTTAAACTCTCCCTCAACCATCCATCCTTCGATGGATTCCGGTTTAGGTTCGGCTATCACTTCTTCCTTTGGCGGCCTTCCGGGGCCACGCTTTTCTTCTTCTGCCCTGAGAATGATCTTCACATCATACCCAACAAAAATAACCCCATCATCATTACGAAGATTCCTTCTATTGGCATATTCAAAACCAATCACCCTCGGAATATTTATATCCTTCAAGGATACAAAGTTCCCGACCTTTGGCATCTCTGGTTCTGGTTTCTCTATGACAATCTTCTTTCTCAAGGGTTGTCCTTTTTGTGTTCTTTCCCAATCCTCTCTTGGCATCGCTTCATTCTGCATACTTTCCTCCTACCTTCTACTTCGCAGTCTTGCAAGTTTTTCGTTTAGTTTATTATACTCTTCGAGCGCTTCTTTGCGGCCAAGTTTTGTCAAGTCGTTTAGCGGAGATTGCGGGTCGTTGAGCATATCAATCATTTTCTTCTGGAGACCTTCTGGCGTATCTTCACCTGAAAGTTCTCCACCAACAATAGCATCTTCGATAAGAGAGTCACCCATTTCCGAAAGCGCCCTGACAATTCTTACTGCAACAGGGATACCGTTCTTATCTTTGACGGATATGGGTATGCTGTTTATCAACGATTCTCCATCATCTCCGAGCCACTTGATTGTAGCCCTTCTTCCGGCCTCCATTCTACGAGTATAAAGCCCCCCAAATTCCTTGCGTAACGCTTTCTTGGCATCATCAAACGCAACTGCATCAAACGACTCTTCTTCCGCCTGCGTGTTGATATACCAGTCAAACAACTGCTGCGTCTGTGTAGGAGAAAGTTGAAGTTTATGAGCAACCGTCTTAAACGCTCCAATTAACTTCTCGTTAGCAACAAATCCTTCTTCCTGTGGTAAAGTAATTTGATACTTCCCCGGAGAATCCGGTATCGCCTCTAAATCTCCCTCCGTCCGTAGATGATTTATAAACCCATCTACGACAGCCTTTCTCTTTTCCTTCTCTTCCTTTCCTGGCAGGCGGATGGGTTTACCAAGAAGTTTCTGCGCTTCCACATAGTTCTTTACAAGCCCAGGAAAGTCCTTTACTGAATCGAGAGACTTTTCTTTACCGAGATCGCCCAGAGTTCCCCTGAATGTTCCCCAATCCAGATTGCCCTGTGGTGCAGATCCGGCTTGGCCTTCTTGCCCGCCCTGACTTCCTGCTCCATCTTGGATCTGTCCTTCCGGCATAAAACCTCCTTTTTTTAGACGTTAGTTGCTATTGTGCTACCAGCAAGATTTTTTAAAACATACTTATCATCGGCAAGATCAGAATCCCTGAATAAAGGGATGCTCAATGCTGACCCAACCCTTAACGTGGTTGTAACCCCCGCAAGGCTGGCCGCATCAATCGTAATTCTCCCCAACGGAGACTGAACAAGAGTTGGTCTTGCCGTCTTTCTCAACCAGTCCACACAAGCTACATACTGTGTCCTATCCATTTTCCACCTCCTCTCGTGATGGTTCAAACTCCATCTGCGATAGACTCTGTATCCTCTTCACCACATCCCTTCTTCCAAGACGATAGGCTGTTTCGTGAGAATCCCCCTTTACAAAAATATTGTCGTTATCAAACGAATCCCTCAAATCATTCAACACTCTTTTACCGTGGTCTGTGTTAAAGACTTCCTTGTAAGCAGTTACGGTTCTCATCTGCTCTTCGTTAAGCTGATGCTTCTTTCTTTCCAGTGGCGGCCTCCTGAATCATCTGAAGTGCAGGGGAAGCAGCACCAAGTCCTTGTGCCATTCCCATCAAATCACGTTTCATCTTTTCTGCTTCCATAGCCTTCTGTCTTTGCTCTCTGATGGCAATCATCTCTTCATCGGAACGTAGAATCTTAATGGGTACTCCCAAGACTTCTGCTGCGTGTCTTACAGCCTTATCATCATCCAGATTATCAAGAGCAGAAATATCTTGTTTGCTCTGTGCAATACCACCAGCAAACACATATAATTTTTGCGTGGCTGCCATCTCTCCCATTCTCTGTGCTTTAGCAAGTGGGTCTTCAAACTCTATATCCAAATCCCTTACCCCCATTCTTGCTATAATCGCAGGAGGTCTCGGCAATACTCCTGCTCTAAAAAGCATATTGAAGGTTCTTTCGATAAGCGGGTTAAGGAGTTCTGTTCTCAACCTTCCCATTGTTGGCCCCAAAAGTCTTTCCATAAGTTCATAACGAACATGAACTTCCGTGGCTGTCATCTCTGGGCCTTCCTGCAACTTCAACTGGTCTGAAAAGAAAATCTGACGAATGGATGTTCTCAAATTCTCTTCTTTGATTTGAGATACGTCATACCTTACATTTCTTTCCAGTGTCCAAATGGCATCTCTGTCTTTTGCAACATTTCTTGCTTTTGGTTGCAATCTCAAAGAACCAATAACGCCATACTCTTTTTCAAAAGTTGGAGGATACAAATCTATTGCCCATGAGTCTAAATCTATCTCTTTTGCTTTATTCAGAGTTTTAACATCGGGAAGCGCTGTATGACCTGGGCCACGCCCATAATCTTCGCCAGAACATTTAGTCCATCTCGGAACAAGATAAGGAAATTCGTGGTATCCACCAATAGAAATCATTTCCTTTTCATCGAGAGAAAGATAGATTCCTGCAAACGGTCTGTCTATTCCCTTAAATTGTTTATCCGTAGGACACACAAAATGAAGAAACTTAAACCTCTCATCCTGTTTCGTTTCGTATTTCTCCACCAGCTTCTTAGGAAGTTTATCCCCCCATCTCCGATATGCAGCGCCAAGAGAAAGTTCAAATTCTCTCGAAAGAGTATCAACGAAACCGGCGGCATTCTCCTGGGTGCAGTAAGCCGCATTATGGTAAGTATCAAACTGAAATCCGTTAAAGCCGAATGCCTGTATTTCTTTTTCTTCCACAAGAATACAACCTTCCCCAAAAGCAGCAAGGTCTATATCGGCTTCGTGGATTTGTGAATTAAAATTTGATTGCTGGTAAGCAAGGTTTAAAATATCGCTGCATCCTTCAAGCCATTCCATTACTTCACGCACTTTGTTTAGTTGTGCATTCCTTAACTTCAAGGAGAACCATCGGGAAGTAGATGGGGTAAGTGTTCCGTGCATGGAGGCGGCAAGTAGTTCGTTGGCATGGATGGCTGTGGAGTCATAAATTTGTGTGGTTTGTTTCGCACCACGAGAGGGAGTATAACCAATTCCAACTCTGCGTGGAAGGATGTATTGGGCTATCTCTTCCCAGAGAGGTTCATACAATGCCCGTGTCTCTTTTAACTTATCATTTCGTTTTAAAATATATTCGACATCTTCCTTGCCAAGCATGAGATCACCTCAACAGGGAACGGTTAAAAGATGGAACGGATGAAATCAAGCCTTCTTCAGCTTCCAGTAAAGATGGCCTTCGTCTCTTCCGTCTCACCTTCTCTTCTTTGGAAATTCCAGCGCCAGCTTCTTTTTTTTCTTCTTTTATTTCATCTTTTTTTTCCCAATCTCTCGCTCCGGGAATAATATCGCCTGTGCCTCCAATACCAACGCCCCCTTCGCCCCCTTCACCAGGTGAAGGACCTGATATTGCATCGGGGGTTGTTGCTCCGATTTCCGCAGCCTCGCCTGGAGTTAGACCCAACAAACCTGCCGCAATATCAGCGCCTGAAGTTCCACCGCCACCGCCACCGCCATCTCCCATCACAACACCTCCTAACTGAATTATTTTTTCTTCGCCACTCCTTTTATCGTGCCCTTTTTTTCTGATGCGTAGAATACTTGATCGCCTTTCTTTTTTGAGCCGTAATATGCTCTCATGTTTCTTTTTATCTTGGCACCCTTCTCTGTCAACGGCATAACTACACTCCGAACCCTGGAGCAAAGACATCGAAGTCCGTCTCTGCGTAAGACTTAAAATCTCTTGGTCTCGGTGGTCTATACTTAAATCCCGTCAATGTCATCCGATACATATTCTCGCAAAAGTGATCGTTCTCCTTCTTCGGCATCTGGTCTTCATCATAGTTCCATCTCTGAATCTCCCAGATGATTCCTTCGTTCTTAATCTGAT